CGATCATCACACGTCTCCTTAGATCTCCTGGAAGATCGTGCGCCCGCAGCCTTGATCCGCCTCCGTGACCACGTAAGTCATCAAGAAATCTGATAACTGACCCAGTAGTGCTTTCCTCGTCGTACAGTTCGAGCAGGATGATCAGTCCATCGACCGAACTGAGAGCATAACCCCCAAGACGCGTTAGCGACCTAGAGATACTTTGCTCAGCGTGTCTCTCTGGTAAAGACGCTCGCTGCAGAAGCTCACGCTTTGGCCTTCTTGCACGGCCTCGCGACCACGAGTGGCCAATGAAGTGGATGCCATGACCCTCTTCATGGGTGTTCACGATTACTGACTTCACCGTGTTCAGTTTGAATCCGAGTTCGCCAGCTACACTTGCAATCTCTGCCAGTTCGAGACGCTCGCTAGTGCCGACTACCACATCATCGCCCATCACAAGGATCTGCTTGTGCGACAGCGTATGTCCTGTCAAACGATACCAGATATAATTCACCAAGTACACGTTCGTCATGCTGTCAATCAATGACGTAAACGCCGACCCACTCGGCACGCCACGATGTACCTGATAGATGTTACCATCAGGCAGCACAATCCGGGTGTGGATAAAGTCATTCACATACTTGTCGAACAACCTCTCCTCTTCGGCAGTAAGCTCAAGCATGGACCGCACCACACGGAACATGTCGTTGAGCAGGCTAGCAGGGACTGACGAGTCAAATTGCGACCAGTCAAGACAATACGCATACCGGTATCTCCCGCTAAATTCAGCTAGGATCGCTCCTTCTTCGTGGTGTCTAAGTCCCCAGATGTACGGACGGTTTCTCGCCAACGCTTCTTGAACCGGCCTGGCGAATGCAAGACCGATAATTGTCGACGCAAGCGGCGCCATCCATACCAGGCGAGTCTTTGGACCAAACAGGCCAGGCTGCACGCGACGACCAAAAAGATAAGGGTCAAAGCCGCGCTGGTCGTTAGCAATCTGGTCAGCAAGTCGTAGCCCTGTTTCCAGAACCAGTTCATTAGCACAGAGGTGAGGCAAGCCAGCGTAACTGCTAGCATGGATGTGATGCGCCACCACTTCAGTGCGTGCGATAGGCTTTCGCCTTCCCTCAACAGAGGACGCTGCACTATAGACCGAACGTATTGCAGCTCGGTGTGCTTCGACTTGGTTGGGTCCTCGAGCAGAGCCAACCGCCACTCCAGCTGATATGCCGGGTAGGGTATCTCCCCGAAAGTCTTCGCGAAGGCTACGTACAGCAGGTCCGCGCTGTCCTCGATCGGCTGGCGCGATGTTACTTTCACCCTGCGTTTCCGCGGAGCTCTCTGCTCTCTCTCCTGTACCTCCTCCTGTTGGCTCAGTGGCTCCATTTCCACTGTTGCGGACTTCCAGCCCTCGTTGCCCTCGCTGAATACAGGTGCAAGCTGGGGGACGTTTCCGGCTGGCGTTAGGACCGTCTCCGTAGAATCGATGGATTGGGCATCCGTATGCCAAGAGTGCCCGTTCCACCCATTGGTCTGAGGTGACACTTCTGTTCTCCTCATCCACGTTGAGACGGATCCCGAATCTATCCCTGATCGCCTGAAACAGGTGTACGTCGATCGCTGGGACTTCCACAATTCGGGACAACGCGTGCAAAGCGTCGGCAAGTTTACGAGACTTACCTCTGCTGCGATACGGACCGAGAATCTCGATACCCGCTCGCTCATGCACTGGAAGCATGGCCGCCTCACTTTCCTTAAGCGTGCAGACAGGTTTGCTTCGCGCGGAATCGGTTCTTGCTGTACCGACTGGCATTCGCGCACTGCGTTTTGA